TTCTTTATTCGCTTGACCCGCGCTTGCGCGCCCAGGATCTCTACATGTTCTGCTCGCAGGACTTCGCCGACAAGTACAATGATTCCTACCAAGCTTCGCACGCAGGTCTCATTTACAACGACAAGTTCGACCAGCTCGCGGTAGAGGGTTCCAACAACCGTCTGCACATCATCCCGCTCTACAACAAGGCTGATTCGAAGTTCATCCACATCTGCCCCAAGGCCAACATGCTCGTTGGTTACGACCAGATGTCTGACGCCGAGGATGTCCTCGTCAAGGAGTATGAGCCTTTCATCCTCTCCTACATCGCTACGATGTTCTTCGGAGTGCAGTTCGAGTCTATCGACAAGCGCCGGATGAAAGTCATTGAGTTGGCAGACTAATCTCTCTTGGGTGTTCGCACATCGTCCCGCAGTACCGCAAGGTACTCCGGGGCAAAGTGCGGCGGGCTTTGCAGGGGTTCCGCTCACTACGTGAACCAAGTATGCCCGTTCCAATCCCTAACACGTTAAACTCTAAATCTTACAGATATGCCTACTAACAACTGTTCAGCATTGCAAAAGTCCCTCTCTTGGTGTCAGGGCACGCCGGAACTGCCCGGCATTAAGCGTCGTCTGTACTATATCGCCAAGTCGCTCATCGCACAGTGGCCAACGCTTCCCAAGGATGCTCAAGGGCGTCCTACTGCCGCTGTTTATCAAGGTTCTTTCGTTCTCGTAGCCAATGCTACGTGGAAGCACATTGATATCCTTCCGGATAAGTCGCAGGTAACTTCCGAGGCACAAGGCGAAGTTCCGTCGCAGACGCAGCTCAACAAACTCACTGCCGTTCATCCCGCCGTTGGTGAGGAGGCTTCAGCGGCTTCCGCTTACCTCAACAACAACGACAACGTCTTCCTCGTGGAGGACATGAAAGGCAAGTATCGTGTCATCGGTTCGGATATGTGGAACACCAAAACCACCGTCGCCCAGGATCTGGGTCAAGGTGCTACGGGTACTACCTCCACCACTATCAACGCCGAAGCAACCGACGTCGTGCCGGCACCCTTCTATGAGGGCACAATCGAAACCGAGGACGGCACGATTGAGGCTGGTGACGACGACTCTGACTGACGACCTGAACCTTGATTGGGATTTTGCTCCATTCACGGAGCAAGTCTCACTTCAGTCAGCCGATGAGGTGCCGGCCATCCCTTATAACGGTCTAACCATCCTCGGGGCGCAAGCGTCCGATGGAAAGGATTACCTTTATACAGGTGGCGCACATTTCAACGGCGCAGGTACAGCCGGAGTACGCAGATGTATCATCTTTGAACCGGAATGGGATGCACTCCTTACTGTTACCTTCCACTCTAATAACTCCAATTCCCGCCGCTTGCATATCGCAGATAGCGACATGAACGAGCTGGCAACGGCTGACGCCGCCGCGGAAGATGTTTCCCTGTCGGCAAACCTTGAAGCCGGGAAGAGTTATTATCTGTGGATCGACAATGGCGGTGGCGGCACCATTTCACACATCACTTACGAAGTATGAGCCTATTTTCAGCAGACGAAGTGAAAGCATTGTCCGAGCAATCAAGCCCGGGCAATGCTGCTGTGCCGGTCAAGGATATCTTTGCCGAGAAACAGCGCGCCGGTTGGCACAAACCCGATGATAAAGCACTCGAAGCAAGGTGCGATTTGTCTGTCGAGCGAATGACCATGACACCCCACGCTTCTATTCCGGTCCTTTCCATCTGGAAGAAGTCCATCAAGGGCAGAACCCTTACGGACATCAAAGCCGATGATGAAATGGTCAAGTACTTTGCGGATCACCTCACACCTGTTATTAAAAAGGTGCTCGGTAATTACCTCTCCAATGGCCATTGGGCGATTGTGCCTTCCCCTAAACGACGACACCTCACCAAGAATTTTGCTTGCCGTATAGCCTCCGAAATCGGAGCGAGACTGCAAATTCCCTACTATGAGGATGTCGCCATCGCGCACTCTCGTCAGCGTGTAGGTGTCGAGTTCGATCTGGGCACATTACCGCCCGAACCGAACCTTATCATCTTTGATGATTTTGTTACTACCGGCTCTACGCTCAATGCCATGTATCGTTTACTTGAACCCCTCGGCAAGAACTTGTTCTTTGTCGTGGGCATAAACAATAACTTATAATGAACTACTGAGCAAACCGAGTAAATGCTTGCATTTGCAACTCGGCGCAGTCAGTAGTCCAGCTTAAAAATGTATTTTTAAGATGAAGAATTCAGAACTTATACCTAAGGTCAAGGAATGGCTGGACGCCAATCCTGATGAACGCGACCTTGCCGCAGGAGCGTTGCTCGTGCTGCAACTTACCAATAACCGTATCATGTACCAGAACTTCATGCGAAAGCCGAAGCTCTATGCCTCGCGCATTGAGTATGAGCTGAAGAAGAAGTATAACTTCTATCTCCAGCAACTCACGCATGAACAGGTAGCGGAGATGGGCAAGCAAGTCGAGGCGATTGCCAAAGAGCATAACTTGCCGAGCGAGCACGAGGAGTTTAAGAAAGGTAAACGCGCGGATCACGACGCGCTGCCCGTAGAAATCCAGGCTCTCTACGCGCAGAACCTTTCTATCATGCAGCAGATGCGGCGCTGCCATACGCAACTGCAGCTGCTCTCCGTCGAGCACAGCACCTGCCCGGACAGCGAGCGTTATCCGTTCCTCAAAGAGCTTATCGACCTCGATAAGCAGTACCATGCTAACTGGGAACAATACGACCACTTCAAGGTGGGCGATATTGTTCCGCAGCCGACCAAGGCCGAGCATGTTGAGGAACAGCCGGCAGACAAAACGCCGGAAACCGAAACGCCCGCCGAGCAAGCACCCGCTGCGCCGGCAGATACAACGCCGGTAAAGAAGGCTGCCAAGAAGCCCGCTGCAAAGAAAACCACTTCCAAGAAAACTAAGAAGTGAAACGCAACGCGTCCATAGATGATTACCTCAAGCCGCTCGCAGAGTGTCCGTTACAGTGTTACTTAACGAACACCCTGCAGGTGGCTGACGTTGTGGAATGGGTCCTCGAACAGGTTGGGAAGGCTACCATTTGGCAGACTTCCTTCTCTATCTCCGAGGAGTTTCTGCGCCGCTTGTTCTTCATTGAAAAATCAGGGAAGGTGGACACTATCCACCTCATCCTTGATTTCAAAGCCACGCAGAAAACCCTACGACTGTGGCCGTTCCTCACTCGCGTCATAGAGCACACCTATTTGGCCGATAACCATTCCAAGGTGATTTTGATACGTTCGTTAGAGACCGCTCGCACGGTCTCCATCATCACTTCTCAAAATCTTACCCGAGGTAATCGTAACGAGTCCGCTATCGTTACTACGGATGCAGCTATCTTTGCAACCTTCCATGCTTCGCTTACTGACATCATGAAAAACCACTCCGTGCCGCTCTCGGAGTTATTCGCTCAAAAAATCGCTGAATAATGAATGCTATCCATCTTTCCACAGCACAAGCTATGATGCTCCGGCCCGACCCGGTCGATTTGGTCGTCTTTAAGTCTGACGGCAGCCTTCTCCATTATCCTTCCGTCATCTCCCTCAAGTTCGATTTCTATGCCGGTACGCGAACGATCAAGTTCCTCCGCTCCGGCGAAATCCGCACTGTCCGGGATGTCTGCATCTCCCGCATCAACGGTTTGGAGGTGTTTTTATAGCAAAAAACGCGATTTTCAAGGAAAAAATCACTTTTTTTGCATTTTTTCAAAATCTGTCCAAAGTAATTGGACACTAAATTATTAATTTTGCACAAAATTTCAAATCTTAAACAGTCATGAAGAAATTTTTATTTATTTTGATGGCATTCGCTGCCACTACATTAACGGTTCAAGCAACCACAGTAAACGTAACCTTCAACCAAGGAAACAACATTGAAGGTCAGTTAGTTGATCTGAACGACACTACGTTGGTCATTCGCTCTTATTTCTCAGCAACGGGCGATAAGGAGTTAACCATCCATCCCGAGCGTGTGAACTATTTCTATATCTCCGGCATCGGTAGATATAACGTCGTGGATGGCAAGTTTGTGCCGGATGCTAAAGCACAGGCTAAACTGGCAAAGAGACAAGCCGAGAATGCCGCTCATGCTAAAGTGGTTAGCGAACGAGCCGCCAATCCGAATTTGGTCATAGGCAATGCGTTGAAAAAGACCGGTAACGTCTGCATGGGCATCGGTATTCCTTCCGCGCTCATGGGCGCGATACTAGTAGGTGTCGGCAATTCCGGTGTAGATACAAGCGGAAAGCCGGAAGATGTTGCGGCCAAAGCAAAGACCAAGGCCAACTGCGCTGCAGCCGGCTATGTCCTCCTTCCGATGGGTGCAGCCCTTACCATTGTCGGCATACCGCTCAATGTACACGGCAAGCGCATTGCTGAAATGAATATCAACTACACCGGCAACGGTGCAGGTCTATCATTCAATTTCTAATTTTCAGTCCAACGTAATTGGACAATATACGCTCAAAATACTGTCCTTATGTTCTTGTTTGCAATTATTATCGGAGCTATAATTTGGACGCTACACCTCACATGGAGAACGTACAAAGTTACGGGTGTTCCCGGATTCGCTTTTTTAGTGCTGCTGTTTTGCCTCGGTGCAAGCCCGCTTATAGCTTGGCTGCTCCTCGGTCACTTCCTAAAGGAGTGACATGGCACACAAATTGCTGGAGATTTTTTAGATGAAAAAGTTACTTTACATACTTTTCGCCCTGGTGCTCCTCTGCGCCTGCGAACCTACCGACTATGGAAGTGGCGCCGGTGCTTGGATGTACGACCGGACGAGGATATGCGAGGGCACGGGCTATCATGTTGCGTACTCCATACGCGATAATACTGTGTACGAGGGTCTTGGGTATCACGTATCATATACCATACGCGGTAACCAAGTCTATGAGGGTACAGGATATCATGTCTGCTACACCATACGCGGTAACCAAGTCTATGAGGGCACGGGCTATCATGTCCGATACACCATACGCGATGACCGTATCTGTGAGGGCACGGGCTATCATGTATCTTACACTATAAGGAATTGACCAAGTCTGCAAACTTGTAACAAGGCCCTGCGCCGCTCCCATGCCCTCAAAAAGCATGGGAGTTTTTTGTTTTTGGCTTTCATTTCGCCTTGTTTTTTTCATTTTGTCTTGTTTTTTTGGCTTCATTTTTCGTTTTCTCGCTTGTTTCTCGCTCCAAAACTTGCATTTCTCGCAAAAAAGTTGTACCTTTGCACGATTTTTTGATAATAAAATCGTGGAGCAAATATATACAGGCAAAATATCATTCCTTCTGCATCCGGAAATTGATGGTTTTATCACCTATATCAATTCCGATGGTGAGTCAGCACGTGTATATTTTTGCAAAAAGTCCAACTTTTTTAAACCCAAGCACCAGATTTGGCAACTGTCTGACAAAGTTACTTTCTCCATCATCCAAAAGGAGGACGGAAAAATTTGCGCCAAAGTGTTTGAGTTTTTGGGCAACGATGATTTCAATTCCCTTATTAACGAGGCAGGCAATTCCACAAAGATACAACTTCGCGGAACGCTAAAGGTTATCGATCATCTGCTATACCTGTCAGAGCAGGAATATAATCTGCTCTTCCAAGTAAGGAATTTGATGCCCACGGATATTGCATTCACGCCCGATGATGTATTTGAAGCCGAACTTGATTTGGAGCGCTCAAAGAAGATGGTTTCCCTTGCTATATACGAGCAGTACAAAATTGCTTTCGCCAATTTCTTACAAACAAGCCAACCCCTTCTTGCGCCTATCGAAAAAGTTAATTTCGATTACTTGCTTATATCTTTGCCCAACACTCCTCTAAAAGGAAAAGTAACATCTTTTGAAAGGAGCAAAGAATATGCTATCGGAGATTATATAGAAGTAGTTCCTTTTTCCGTCGGAAACTACGGCTTTTCTTTCGCCATGTCCGGCTATCAGGACGAACAAACGCCTTTTGAAAAAGGCACTTTATATACGGCTAAAATTGTAGCTTTTCGTTCCAAAGGCTATATAGTAGAGATTGTAGGTACAGAGGCTGTAGGAGTGCTTGATTTCAAGCATAAGGAAGATGTTGAACCTTTTGAGAAGGATCAACTCGTAAATCTCTACTATATCAAAAGAAACAACTCACAGCAGTTCGCCTTTGCCACTGAAAAGCAATTTGCCGAGTTACAAGAAAAGCAAGCCAAATCAAGCCTCTAAAATACCGTGTCTTTTCGCACACGCGTAGAAATCCATATCTTTGCAGCAAAATTTGCAAGATATGGATTTTATTTTTGATTCCGTGGTAGATATACCACAACTCAAAGCTCGGGCAATCTTTGTTACCGACACCACAACCCTCTTCAAAGAGGACGGGGAGATTTCGCCCCTTCAGCTCGACGAACATACCAAGTACGTTCCTTGGGGTGCAGACAACCTCATGCCCTATAACGTGCTCAAGAAGATTGAAGCCGATGAAACGCTGACCACCTGCCAGCAGTGGAACGCCGAAGTGTGCTACGGCCAGGGCCTCCAGTATGATACCTGCGAGTGTACCGCCGATGTCAAGAAGCAAATCGAAGATTTCTTCTTTGAAAACAACATGGCGGATTATTTCCTCGGCGCTTGCCTCGATTTCAAGCACTTCGGCTTCTGCGTCACCTTGATCATTCTTTCCAAGGATGGCACACGCATCACTACTATGCTCCGCAAAGAGGCTTGCAACTGTCGTTTCACGCCCGCTGCTGCCGATGGTACAAGCAAAGAAATACTCTTTGCCAACTGGGAGCACTTCGTTTCGCCCGGTGATGTGGAGCACATTCCTTTGCTCAATCTCTATAATCCGTGGACGGATCTGCAAACCCGTCTCAAGAACGGCACCAAGAAACGCAAGTTTGCCATCGTCACACGCATACCTACCGCACGTAACACGTACTATCCTATACCTTATTACGCTTCAATCTTCGCTTCCCGTTGGTATGATATCAAGCAGCTCATTACCACCGCCAAGAAAGCCAAGCTTCAGCACGCAGCCCCTATCAAGTACCAGATAGAGGTCAACGAACGCTACTGGGAGCGTATCTTCCGCGCCGAAGGTATAACCGACCCGGTCAAGCGGATGGAGCGCGTCAAAGAGGAAAAGCAGCGCATAATCGACTTCCTTACCGGCGCCGAGAATGCCGGCAAAGCATGGTTCTCTTCCTTCGGTATCAACCCGAATGGAGATGAGAACCACGATGTCCTCATCAAACGCATCGATGATGCCAAGGAGGGAGGCGATTGGGAGACGGACATCCAGGAAGCCATCAACGTCATCTGCTTTACCATGCGCGTCCACTCGAACCTCGTAGGTTCTGTGCCCGGCAAGAGCCAGTCAAACAACTCCGGCTCTGACAAGCGCGAGTTGTACACCATCGCGCAGGCTCTGCAGAAGCCCTACCATGATCTGCTTTTCTATCCCCACCAACTCCTCATCCGCTTCAACCATTGGGATAAGGCATTCCCAACATGCCCATTCATCCAACTAACTACCTTGGATGAACACAAGGATGCCAAAGAAACCTCGCTGGAGCAAAAGAAAACCGATAACGCCTAAATCTATAAACTATGTTAATACAAAACGATACAGAGCTTCGGAAGTATCTTCCTAACGCTCTTAC